TGTTGTTCCGTCAACTTCTTTTGATGCAGGTGATTGGGCTTTATGTATGGGCCTTAATGACTGGGATCGAGTTGACACATTGAGTGGCCCTGGAAGTGTTTCGGCTTTAGATGATTTATCTGATGTAATATATTCCGGAACTCCAACAGCAGGGTATGTTTTAAAATGGAATGGAACTGGTTGGATTGGTGCACCAGTTGATACAGATGTTGATGCAGCAAAACTAGAAGGAGAAGATGGAACATTTTATTTAGATTATAATCAATTTTCTAATACTCCAGGAAATTTAAGTGATTTTACTAATGATATGAATATTAGTGATTTTACCAATGATTCTTCTTATGCGACAGAGACATATGTTGATACAGCTGTAGCTGATGTAGTTAATGCATCACCTGGAACATTAGATACTTTGAATGAATTGGCCTCAGCCCTGGGGGATGATGCTAATTTTTCAACAACAATTACAAATCAAATTTCTTTAAAGGCAAATACTGCTCAATTAAGTAATGTAGTTTTTTCTAGTTCATATACGGATCTTTATGATGTTCCACAAAATCTCAGTGAGTTTACTAATGATTCCGGTTATCAATTGGAGTCTGATGTTAATACATTAATATCAACAGGAATAACAAATACAGTAGATAAATCTTTTGTTGAATCTTTTAATATTAATGCGAAAACATTAGATCATACGGATACAATCATAACTCATACAAATGATAATCTAATAACAATTTCTGGTGATGCTATAGTGTTAGAATCTACTGGAATAAAAATTTCAGATTATTTTCTAGATTATTTGAATTTAAATAATACTCCACAAAATCTTAGTGATTTTAATAATGATCTTGTAACAAAAACTTTTATTGATAGTTTAAATATAAACGCAGATACATTAGATGGACAATCTGGAACTTTCTTTTTGGATTATTCCAATTTTATAAATGAACCAGACGTTAGTATTTTTAGCAATGATGCCGATTATGCTAATACAGCACAAGTAAATACACAAATAACAGATACAGTTACGAAAGAATTTGTTGAAGATTTAGGAATAACAGGTGGTGGAAGTGGTTCAGGAAATTTTACAGGATTTTCAAATACTATTCAAGTTGGTGTTCCTGCAACTGATTATGGTCAATATCAATTAGAAGATGGTGCATCAGTAACATTAAATTCAACCACAACTGTTGCTGAAGCTTTAGATATTTTAAATGAAACCATACTCAATATTAGAAATCAAACTTATGTAAGAGATGCAAAATTTACTTATAGTGTAACAAGTGATGCGTCTGGACACGCAGGACATTTACATTCTCCTGTTACAATTTCTTTTACTGATACTGGTGATTATACTCTAGCATCACCACAACATACTTGGACATTTTCTACATCTAGTGGAGATCAAACAAGTTCATCAACAAATCCAACATTTACTTGGGATGAATCTGCAGGAGGAACATTTACAATTAAACATAGAGTTGAGGCAGGTGGTGCAGGAGTACAATATCCTGGAAGTGCGGGAAGTTGGTCTGAACATACAGAGAGTATCACAGTATCACCACCATTACCAGTTCCTGATTTTACTGCGGATGATACATCAATAGATTTAGATGGATCTGGAACTCTGGTAACATTTACTGATAATTCACTTTTTTCAAATATGTATATGTGGGATATGGGAGATGGTACAGTTTACCCAACAGGTGCTGCAGAAAATGATCCTTATGGTTTTTCACCTGGAAATACACCATGGTTGACTACCCCAGGAATAACACACACTTATACTGGATCTGTTGATACTCAATTTACGGTTAAATTAAATGCGTTTCATACAGATCATGCACAGTCTGCATCAGATCATTGTATTCAAAAAGTAAAAACTAATTATATTAGTGGTTATGTTCCTATATCACCAATATTTTCATCTACTGTAACACAAGGTAATAATCAAGATTCTACTGATACTGTTCATGGTGTAGAAGGACATTTTGTTTCATTTACAAATACCACCGCAGGAGTTGGAAATTTTGGACAATCTTTTGAATGGGAATTTCATGATTCAACTACAACTTATATAAAAACTACTAGTGGAGATATAAGTTATACAGATTCTGCTCTTTCAGGTAGTGGTCAAGCAGGAGATTATAATGTTGCTATTAATAGATATTTTGCAAGAGACAATACTTCAGCACCTGCTACAGAAACTTATGATGTTAAATTAAAAGCAATTAATGGACATTCATTATCTCCTTTTGAATCAACACCAACAACTATTACTGTAAATAAAGATCCTAGATCAATTTTTTCATATGCTATGAAAAATAATCCAACTGGACATTCAAATTATAATGCTACTAATATTGGATTTAATTTTACAGGTTATGATGGATTAGATTATAACATAGTAACTTTTTCAGATTCATCTGAAAATTCTTCCACAAATTATTGGGACTTTGATAATAGTATTTCTGGTGGAATCTCAGTTGGGGGGTGGGCTACTTCTGTACCTGGAGCAGATGTTGATAATCAATATACAATACCAAATACATATTCAGTAAAAATGATTGCTTATGGAAGTACATCTGAAGATGAAAATGATGATACAGAATTAAAAAATAATATTATTATAATTAATTCTGCACCTACTGCACCAGCAAACTTAACTGGAAGAACTATTTCACTCCCAAGTTCAACAGGAATAAATCCTGCAATGTGTAATGGTACAACAAATAATTCTACAGAAAGTGCACCATCTCCTGGAGATTTGGTCAAAAGATTAGAAAGTTTACAAATTGAATCAACTATTACTTCTGATTGGGCAAATGAATTTCTATCAAATGGTGATACTGTTGGTTCAGCAACTGCTATAGTAAATGGTTCCGCAGATGGTGTTAAATCTTTTAGTTCTTCAGGAAGTAATTTAGGTCAAGCAGGAAGTTTGGTTATAACAAATGATGTTGATTCTAATTCTTTATCTTCATCAGTATATCCTTTAAATTTTTATAGACAATTTAAAGCAAGAGTTTCTAAATTCAATAATCCTGCAGGATATAATACTTATCAAATTTCACATTCTGATGGATCATCAACTAATGTTGTTGGTTGGGTACAAGATGATTTAACTAATGCTCCAACTTTAGCAAACTTTGCAGTTAATCATTTAACTGATGGTAACTTCAGATATGTTTCTGGTGTTCCCTATTATAACACTGGTGGACAAGTAAAAATAGTTGGTTTAGATATTGCTGATATAACAGGGGAAACTTATAATAAAACAGAAAATTTTATAACAGTACAAAGTGATACAGGAAGTGTTGCTTCCACACAATATTATAATTACAATGATGCACTTGGTACTCCTATACCATCTGCACAACTAACATCTTTGACCGCAATAAATGATTTAGCAGTTGATATTAGTGGTTCTGGTGTTGGTGTTGGAACTTTAAAAGTAAAGGCGGTTAATGTGGAAGGAGAAAGTGCGTGGCGACCAAGTACAAAACAAATAAAATATTGGTATTCAACTCCAACATTTAATGAAAATAATATGACTGCTTTTAGTTCAACTTTAAAAAGAGTAGAACTTAATTTATCAGGAGCAACACCAGCTTACACCGCAGCAGATTTTTTCACTACTTCAAGTTGGAATAGTCAAACATCAACTATTATTGGAACTGATGAGGCAGTTATGACTCCAAATGGTTTTGAGCATGATGAAACAGATTATTCAACATTTTTACCAGTTGGTCCAGATTATTCTTCTGGAAGAAGTGGAACACAATATGTAACAATTGCATTTAAAGAAGGTTTTAAAAATAAATTTGCATTAACTATCACGGGATCTGTTTCAGAAGGATATGTGGCAATGCCTGGTCATCAAGATTTAGATAATTCTAGTGGATTAAATGGATGGTTTTCTTTAGATACAAATACAGGTGTTTTTGGTATTCCAGGAACAATAACTCCACCTTCAGGAACAAGTGTTAGTGGTATAGATGGATGTATAAAAGCAGGTAGTTCTGTTTTGCAAAAAAATACAAACACTACACAAACATTACAAATTGTATTTAATACTTCAACAAGTAAACAAAATTCTGGATCTTATGTGGGTGCCTATACAGTACCATATACTATTTTAATTAGATTAGGACTTTCCGCAGGACAAACTATTACTGCGTTGTCTGTATCAGAGGGAGCTAACTGATGGGTATTTCTAATGATGTAATAACTAATAGATTAGATAAAAAAATTAACTATGGTTTTGCTAGAACTGATTTTGATAGTAACAAATCAATTGCTGCTGAATCTTTAACTTCTCCAATTCCAAATCCATCACACAATTTGTGGATGGATAGTGATTTAATACCGACTGTACCACCATTAACAAATACTAGTGAAGTAGCAGTATACAAATATAATTCTAATGCGTCACAAGGATCTTCTGTTGGTGATGTTGAAGGTGTTTTTGAATTTACTGTAGATGGAACAGTACAGAATAAAAGATCATGGCTCATGCATTCTACTCCAGGAGACACAACAACTGATATTTTGACAGATTGGATTCGTGTAACATATGGAGCACAATATTTTCCACAATTTGTAGTTGGCCCTTCTGGTGCATCAGGAAATACAAACTTAACACCCTCAAATGGATATACCCCAATTTTTCCTGTTGGTGTAGCGGGTAAAGAATATTATTTTGATTTTGAAGCAGGTTTATTAGTTTTTTGTGGAACAACTAGTCCTGATACATTTATTGGCAGTGGTGACTCTGTTTACATGACTAGTGGTTACAAATATGTTGGTGTAAAAGGTTTTAAAAATGCTAATTGGAATAGTATAGTAACAATTGATTATTCACAATTGTCTATTCCTAATACACCATTCTTATCTAGAATTGGTGAAGTAAATGATCCAGTTACTAATATTGATGCCGCTAATGTTCATACTTTACTTTTTGATGTTGATAGTGGATTTGCTTTGGATGAAAATAATCCAGGTGAAATTACAGTTAGAATGGAGAGTACATTTAAAACTTGGAAAATATATGAAGATTCTGATTCTTTAACAAGTGATGACATTATTGCTCAAGCTGTTGATACTATTTCTCTTTTTGGTGGTAATGGAATTAAATTAGATGCTGTAACAACAACAGGAAATAAATCATTAACAGTAAACTATGATGATAATTTCATTGCACCATTAGCTGACTTAGCATTAAGTGCAGATACTTTAAAAAATAATGAATATGAAAAATTTGTAACTGAATCAGGTGATAATATAATGGAAGAAAACGGAGATGTGACTTCAAATCTTGCTTCTACTGTAAGAATTGTGAGTGATCTTCAAACAGGTGCATATTATCTTGACTATACAAATTTTACTAATACTCCACAAAATGTTAGTGAATTTACAAATGATTCTGGATATCAAAATTCTACAGATGTTGAAACAATTATTGATACTAGAGTTGATAAAACATTTGTTGATGGGTTGAGTGTTCTTGCTGCAGATTCAGATTTATTAGATAATCAAGATGGTGCATATTATCTTGAATATGCGAATTTTAATAATACACCTCAAGATTTGTCCGAGTTTACAAACTTATTTAATTTTGCAAATACTGTTCAAGTTGATTCTGCAATTGACAATAAAGTTGATAAAACATTTGTAGATGGTTTAGGAATTGGTGCAACACATTTAAATGGTTATGATGAAACAACTTTATATCCTAATCTAACTGGAAGACCAACTAAAGTTAGTGATCTTACAAATGACTCTAACTTTCAAGATGATACTCAAGTATCAACATCAATAACAAATACTGTTAATAAAACATATGTTGATGCACTTAATGTAAATGCAACTAATTTAAATGGTTATGATGAAACAACTTTATATCCTAATCTAACTGGAATTCCAACTAAAGTTAGTGATTTTACAAATGACTCTAACTTTCAGGATGACACGCAAGTTTCTACATCAATAACAAATACTATTAATAAAACATATGTTGATGCACTTAATGTAAATGCGACTAACTTAAATGGTTTTGATGAAACAGATTTATATGATAATTTGGTAGGAAGACCATTAGATTTAAATGAATTTAATAATGCTTCAAATTTTGCAAATACTGTTCAAGTTACTACTTTAATTGATAAAACTCATGTAGATGCACTTAATATAGATGCAGACAAACTAGATGCACAAGATGGTACATACTATCTTGATTGGAATAATTTTACAAATAAACCAACAGTCCATGCTAATCTTGGAAGCTTTACAGAAGTTGATGCTGCCGCGGCAGGAGTTGGATTAGCAAATTCTGCGGTGTTGTTGTGGATTTCAGATTCAAATTTACCTCTTGGTGGATCATGGAAACCATCAACATTACAACAAGTTTCACCAGGAGTATTTTCATATCAAAATTATGCAACAACTTTTGCTAATTTACTCCCATTAGCTGGTTCAGGAAGTGGTTGGGATGCAGATAAACTTGATGCACAAGAAGGAACATATTATCTTGATTATATAAATTTCACAAACACACCTCAAGATCTTTCAGATTTTACAAATTTATTTAATTTTGCTAATACTTCACAAGTTTCTACAGCAATAACAACAACTGTAAATAAATCTTTTGTTGATGGTTTGGGAATTAATGCTGTTAAACTTGATAGTCAAGATGGTGCATATTATTTAGAATATGCAAACTTTACAAATAAACCAACTAATGTTAGTGATTTTACTAATGACTCTAATTTTCAAAATGCTACTCAAGTCAATACTGCGATAGATAATAAAGTTGATAAAACATTTGTTGATGCACTTAATGTTGATGCAGATAAACTTGATAGTCAAGATGGTGCATATTATTTGGAATATGCAAACTTTACTAACACACCTCAAGATTTGTCTGAGTTTACAAATTTATTTAACTTTGCTAATACTGTTGAAGTTGATACGGCAATTGATAATAAAGTTGATAAAACATTTGTTGATTCACTTAATATTGATGCAGATAAACTTGATAGTCAAGATGGTGCATATTATCTTGAATATGCTAACTTTACAAATACACCTCAAAATGTTAGTGACTTTACTAATGACTCTAATTTTCAAAGTGCTACTCAAGTATTAACGTCAATAACAAATACAGTTAATAAAACATTTGTTGATGGTTTGGGAATTAATGCTGTAAAATTAAACAATTTTGATGAAACTAATTTGTATCCCAATTTAGTAGGTAGACCATTAAATCTTAGTGACTTAGTTAATGATCAAGGATTTCAAAACGCTACACAAGTTAATTCATCTATTGACACAAGAGTTGATAAAACATTTGTTGATGCACTTAATGTTGATGCTGATGAACTTGATAGTCAAGATGGTGCATATTATTTGGAATATGCAAACTTTACTAACACACCTCAAAATGTTAGTGATTTTACAAATGATTCTGGATATCAAAATGTAACGGATGTAGAGACTGTTATAACAAATACAGTAAATAGTGCTTTTGTTAATAATTTAACAGTTAATGCTAATCAATTAAATGGATTTACTTATCAAACATTATTAACTAATTTTAAACAAAGTTCAGATCTTAGAGAATTTATAAATGATACTTCTTTTGCTAATACTACACAAGTCGATGCAGCAATTGATACTAGAGTTGATAAGTCATTTGTTGATCTTTTAAATATTGATGCTTTTACTTTAAATACATTCACCGCAACTGATTTGTTAGATTGGAATAATTTCAACAATAAACCAGTTAATGTTAGTTATTGGAATAATGACTCAGGATATCAAACACTATCTGATGTTACAACAACCATAGACAAACCATATGTTGATGCATTGGGTACTAATGCCACCGAACTAAATGGTCAAAATTCTACTTTTTATAGAGACTATGGCAATTTAAATAATACACCGCAAAATCTTAGTGATTTTACAAATGATTTGGGTTTATTAGATACTACAGCAGTTAATATAGCAATTGATACCAGAGTTGATAAGTCTTTTGTAGATGGTTTAGGAATTGATGCAACACATTTAAATGGAAGAGATGAAACTAATTTATATGGATTTTTACAAGGAAGACCTGTTAAAGTAAGTGATTTACCAAATGATGCAAATTATCAAAATCCTACTCAAGTTACTAATTTAATTAATAAAACACATATTGATGCACAAAATGTTGATGCTACTACTTTAAATGGTAAATCACTTTCTTATGTATTAGATTATGGCAATATTTTGTTTTCTCCAACTAATGTTAGTTATTTTTCAAATGACGCAAATTATCAAACACCTTCAGATGTTTTAACTTTAGTAGATAAAGCACATATTGATGCACAAAATGTTGATGCTGACACTCTTGATAATAGAGATTCTGCATTTTATAGAGATTTTAATAATCTAAATGCAAATGTACCAACCAATGTTAGCCATTGGACTAATGATTTAAATTATGCTACAGAATCATATGTTGACACTAAAGTTACTGATTTAATTGATGCCGCACCAACCGCTCTTGATACATTAAATGAACTTGCTGCATCATTGAATGATGATGCAAATTTTGCTTCAACAATTACTAATGAACTTGCAACAAAAGCAGATGTTTCTGTTTTAGGTGATATAGATGCAAGAAAACTTAAAAATATAATTAAATTTAGAACACAATCTGGTGATATTATAGTTATGGAAAATGGTGATGTTACATTAAATCTTACTTCAGATGATATTATTATGGGAGAAAATACCTCTGCGGAATTTTCTGATTTTTATCTTGATTACACAAATTTTACTAATACACCTCAAGATTTATCTGAATTTACTAATTTGTTTCATTTTTCAAATACTATTCAAGTTGATACCGCGATAGATAATAAAGTAAATGCGACATATGTGGAAGGGTTGGGTGTAGATCCTGTTAATCTTTCAATATCTGCAGATGACTTAACAAATATTGATTTAACAAATCCACCTACACCTGGTCAAGCGTTAGTTTGGCATGGTGGTGATCAAGCATTTATTCCTGGAGATGTTACATCAAGTGGAGGAAGCTCGAGTAATTTTTCTGGGTCAGCAAATACAATACCATTAGGATCATTAGTAACATCAGAAGGTGATACTGATTATGGTTCTCAACAGTTAGCAGATGGTGCTTCAGTTTTAATTTCTGATCAGACAAATATAACAGAAGCGTTTGATATTCTAAATGAAACTTTACTTAATATTAGAAATCAAACTTATGTAAGAGATGCAATTTTTAATAAATCTATTACAAGTGATGAATCAGGACATACTGGACATTTTCATTCACCAGTAACAGTTTCTTTTGATTCATCTGTTGCAGATACTACATCAACATCATTAACTCATTCATGGGAATTTGAGCATAGTGATTCTGTTTCAGGAGCTTCTGGTGCAACTCAATATGATTCTGCTGCAAATCCTACACACACATGGACACAAGTAGGAACTTTTAAAGTAACACACACATTAACTGCTGGTGGAGCAAGATTTGTTGGAAGTGCGGGAAGTTTTTCAAAACATATTGATTATGTTACAGTAACACCACCACTACCTATTCCACAATTTAATGTTAATATTACATCTGACGTTAGACAATGGAATGGATTTAATGCGATAAGTTTAGATGGTGGAGGAACAAGTTGTACTTTTACAAATACTTCTCAAAATTCTAATAGATTTATGTGGGATATGGGAGATGGTACAGTTTATCCAACAGGTGCATTAGAAAATGATCCATTAGGAAATTCTGGTACTGCGTGGACATCAGTTTTTGATATCACCCACACATTTTCTGGATCAGTAGATGAACAATTTACTGTTAAGTTACATGCTTTTCATACAGATCATTCTGGTTCTGCTTCTGATCATTGTATTAGTGAAATAAAAACTAATTACATTAGCGGTTATGTTCCTGTAACACCAACTTTTACCTTTACAACTTTACAAGGAAATAACCAAGCACCAGAAGATAATGTTACAGCAGGTAATGCTAATTTAGAAGGACATAAAGTTGATTTTACAGATACAACAGTTGGATTAGGTTCCGGATTTGGTCAATCACTACAATGGCAATTTTCAGCAGATGCGGCAGATGGAACTTATATACAATCATCAAGTGGTAGTACAGGACAAACATCTTCTGCTACATTGGGTGGAAGTGTTACCAGATATTTTAAAAGGGATAATACATCTGCTCCAGCTACTATATCATATGAAGTTAAACTTTTGGGAATTAATGGTCATTTATCTTCACCTTTTGAATCAACAGGCCAGATGGTTATTGTAGATAAAGACCCAAGAGCGGATTTTACTTATACCGTAGTTAATAATCCATCTGGACATTCTAGTTATTCAGCAACCAATATTGGTTTTAATTTTATTGGATATGATGGATTAAATTATGGTGAATTTCAATTTACAGATGCGTCAGAAAATGCTGATAGTTGGGATTGGGATTACAATGATGATGGAACATCAGAAGCATCTGGTCAATCACCAAGTTCTTACATATACAATACGTCTGGAACATATAGTGTTAGTTTGATAGCTTCCGGTCCTACTTCTGAAACTGCTACAGATGATACAGAAACTAAAAATAATATTATCATAATAAATCCTGCACCAACTGCTCCTTCTGGTTTAACTGGAAAAACAATTTCTTTACCCAATAGTGAAGGAAGTTATCCAGCAATATGTGCTACAACAACAGATAATTCTGGTGGATCAATGCCGTCAGCGGGAACTTCAGTAAAAAGAATTATTGACACAACAGTAGATTCTAGTATATTATCTGGTTTTGCAAATATGTTTCCATCTAATGGCAATAATTCTGGTACTTTGAATTCTTTTATAAATGGATCAGTTGATAGTTCTATAGCATTTACAACTTCAACTAATGTTGGTACTACAGGATCATTAGAAATTACTGCGGAACAAGATGCAAATGTCTCATCACCTTCGACATATCCATTAAATTTTTACAAACAATATAAAGCAAAAATATCTAAAGCAAATTCTCCTGGATATAATACATATCAATTGACACATTCAGATGGTACGTCTTCAAATGAAGTTGGTTGGGTTCAAGATGATTTGACAGATGTTCCAACTTGTTTGAATTATGGTGTAGCAGAAAATACTGCAAACTATAGATATATGTCTGGAATTCCTTATTATAATTCTGGATCATCTGTTGATGTTACTGGATTACAGTTAATAAATATTACTGGACAGACTTATAATAGTAGTGGGCCATTTATTACTGTAGATTCTGGGGGAGCAGGAACAGCATTGACAACTCAAACATTTGATTACACTGCGGGTTTAGGATCAGCAATACCAAATGCAGGATTGATAAGTGCTACTAATATTAATAATTTGACAGTAAATTTAAATGGGTCTGGTGTTGGTACAGATGTATTAAAAATTAAATCAAAAAATGTTAATGGTGAAAGTGCTTTTAAAGTGGACAATCAAGAAATAAAATATTGGTTTAGTTCACCAAGTATAGATGAAACTAATATGACTGCATTTAGTAGTGTTTTAAAAAGAGTTGATCTCGGATCCACGGGAGCAACACCATCATATACTGCATCAGATTTTGTTTCAACTTCAGCTTGGAATAGTCAAACATCAACTATTGTTGGAACTGATGAAGCGGTTGTTTTACCAGACGGTATTAACCATGATGAAACAGATTATTCTGGATTATTACCTGTTGGTCCAAACTATTCATCTGGAAGAAGTGGTACACAATATTTTACAGTTGGTTTTAATAAACCACAATTATCAAAATTTGGAATTAATTTAACAGGAGAAATCACTTCAATGCACATTGCTTTACCTGGAACAGATTTGGATACTACTAGTGGATTAAGTGGTTGGTTTGATGCTTCTCAAGTTATTGGTGGTGGAAAACCAGGATCAAATGGTGGTAATGGGTCAGATGCTATAGGTCAAGCGGGAAATAATGCACAATTAAATCAATCAGGGACACAAGTTGTTGGAATAAATTTTGGTACGTGGAATTCAAGTAAGCCTGGAAATCAAAATAATTGTATTTTAATTAGAATTGGAATAGCATCAGGAAAATCTGTGACAGCACTATCTGTTACAAATGCACCATAGTATAGAAAGTTTAAATGCCTTTAACAAATGATGTAATAACTAATAGAACTAATAAAAAAGTTAATTATGGTGTAGCAAGGACTGACTATGATGTAAATAAAGGTCCAATTAATGAATCTATCCCATCACCCTTACCTAATCCTGCTCATGATTTGTGGATTAATAGTGATCAGATACCATCTGATGGTGCATCACCGCCAACAGAAAATACTTCAGATATTAAAGTTTATGAATATAATAATTCTAGTTCTAATGTTGAAGGTATTTTAGAATTAACTGTTTCTACTGAAGTTGCTGGAAATAGAACGTGGTTATGTTGTTCAACTCCTGGTGATGAATCTTCAAATTTATTAAAAAATTGGATAAGAATTTCATATGGCGGTGCATATTTGGTTACTTTTGCAGTTGGACCAAGAAATGCACAACATATTAACTTAGGACATTCAGGAACAGGTTCAGGAATTGGATCTGGAAATGTTGATCCTTCAAGTTTAACTCCAATTTATGAAGGATTTCCTGGACAAGATTTTTATTTTGATTATGAAGCTGGGGTTTTGACTTTTGCTGATACAAATTTACCAACAGGTGTATCTGATGCTGATACTAATTCTGTTTATTTGATAAAGGGTTATAGGTATGATGGTCCTATAGGATTTAAAAATGCTAATTGGACTAGTCTTGTAACAATTGATTATTCTCAATTGACAATTCCTGATACTCCGTGGTTGACAAGAGTTGCGGAAGTAAATGATCCAGTTACTAATATTGATTCAGCAAATGTTCATACATTACTTTTTGATGTTGATAGTGGTTTTGCTCTAGATGAAAATAATCCTGGAGAAATTACAGTTAGAATGGAAAGTACTTTCAAAACATGGAAAGTATATGAAGATATTTCTTCACCTACAAGCACAGACGTTATTGCGACAGCTGTTGATACCATTTCTCTTTTTGGTGGTAATGGTATCAAATTAGATGCTGATCCAAATATAGGATCAAAAGCATTAACAATAAATTATGATAATGATTTTATTAATCCAATATCAAATCTAGCATTACAAGCAAAAACATTTGAAACTAATGAGTATGAAAAATTTGTAACTGAATCTGGTGATAACATAATGGAAGAAAATGGTGATGTGTCTTCAAATCTTCCATCCACTGTAAGAATCATGAGCGATTTGAAAACTGGTGCACACTATCTTGATTATACTAATTTTACAAATGTTCCATTTGGTTTAGCAAATACACAAGATATAGTAGATACGGTCAATAAAACTTTTGTTGATGCGTTGGGAATTAATGCAGATCAATTAGATAGTTATGATGGTTCTTATTACCTAAATTATGATAATTTTACAAATCCAAATGGTACTTCTGATTTTGTTGGACTTGATTATTTTACTTTTCATACAATTACATTTGAGGATTCTACAGTTGATATAAATGGTACTTCTATGTCAGGAGATACCATGATAATGCAAGACTCAACAGATCATGTAGTTTTAGAAGAATCAAATAATATTGATGTATTAACTGAATCAAATTTTACAAATACTTTTGGTGTTGGTGATTTACATAATGTATCTGATGGTGCTAATTCTGGTTCAGTCGCTAATGGTATGGTTCTTTTATATGATTCTAGTACAAGTTTGTGGACACCATCAACTATTGGTCAAGTAAGTCAAGGTGTTTTTCAAAGTTTTACAGGAACACAATTATTAGGTTTAATTTCAACAGTTGGAACTCCTGTTCCTAGTTTTGATGCTGATTTGTTAGATAGTCAAGAAGGTTCTTATTATCTTGATTATACCAAATTTACAAATACACCACAAAAATATAGTGATTTTGAAGATGATTCAGGAAACAAAATTACAAATATTTCATCAATGAATGTTGGGTTTTTAGGTGGAAATGATTCCACACATTTTTTAAATTATGATAATTTTTTTAATGAACCTGGTGTTAGTTTTTTTAATAATGATGCAGGATATCAAATAGCGTCAGATGTAACAACATTGATTGATAAAACTCATGTTGATGCATTAGGAATTAATGCTACTCATTTAAATGGATATGATGAAAATGATCTTTATTCTAATTTAGTTGGCCGTCCTTTAGATTTATCAGAATTTACAAATAGTTTAGATTATCAAACACTAAATGATATTACAACAATTGTTACTAATGATAATGATATAAGTGCATCTCTTCTCCAATATAAAGAAAGAATTTTAACAAATGATGATGATAATATATGTTTGGAAAATGGTGATGTTACTTTAAATCTTTCATCTGAACATAAATTTAGAACAGAAGAATATATTGCATACGATGCACAACATTATTCAAATTATAATAATTTAGAAAATATTCCTCCTGGATT